TCCGCTCTGCTGGCTATACAGCGTTGCAAAGCCGTTGTTTAGGTATTTATCTGAACCGTCGTACTTCCAGTTTGAAGCCAGCCAAAAACGATTGGAGCCGGTTTCAGATACCCAAGCAGAGGCTTGACCGTTTTGAATGGATTTTCCAAGCGTGTTGTTCGTCGGCGTTACGCCCAGACCGAGGTTGCCGGAGGAGTCGAGGCGCATTTTTTCAGTTGGATTTGCGTCTCCCGTTCTTGTAGAAAATGCTACACCAGCACTTAATACATTTGCTCCATCTGGAAACGCAGTTATATACGCAGAATCTTTAATAACTCCAACTGTGTCAGCAAGACGAAATGTTATGCCAACAGTTTTTGTCGTATTGTTTGCGGAAGAATTGTTTGTAAACCCAGCGGCTGATAAAGCCGTGGTTGATGTTCCCGTTACATCCAACTTATACGCAGGCGAACTCGTCCCGATGCCCAACCCCGTGGAGGTGAGGCGCATTTGTTCGGAGGCGTTGACATTAAATTGGATTGGTCGGTTGCTGATGGACTCAAGAATCAATCCTGCGCTGTCCGACTGCTTAATTTCCGCAGCCGTGCCGCCACCAGAAGAATCATTAAGACGAATCGTTGCGTAACCACTGCGAGAAATCAGAAGCCCCGACCCTTGGTAGAAACTTGGCGAGCCTCCAATACCAAGATTCGTCCCATCAAAGGTCAGCGCACTACCACTCGTCGCCACCTTGCTGCCGTTCAAGTACAACACGCCGTTGGCGGTGCCGCCGTTGAGCGTGAGGTTGCCGGAGAGGGTCTGCGTAGATCCCGTGAGCGTAGTGATGTTGGCTGAGGCAATGCTCAGATTGCTGATGACAAGGCTGGTCAGCGTCAGATTGGTGATGCTGGCAGAGGTCGCTGACAAGTGCGTGATGGTCGCAGAGTTAGAAGCAAAATCTGCAATGTAGTTGATCCCGTTGACGATATCCGTGCCGTTTGAGACAAGGACCATCTTCTTGCCAGTCGGTACCGATACACCCGTCTGACCCGACACCTTCACCGTTACAGCGCCGGTCGAGTTGTTGAAGATGAAGTAGAGTTTCTTGTTGGCAGGGACGATCAGGTTGGTGCTTGCACCGCCAGTCCCGGTCAACTCGATGTACATGTTCCGGGCAACGCCCGAAGAGCCATTTGGGATGGTGATCGTGGTGTCAGTGCCGGTTGCAACCGCCTGAGTCACATAGCCCGAGATGGACTGCTCGATAAGAGTACCGAGGTTCGTGTTGGTAGTGGTGCCCCAGACACCGGCCTGTTCGCCAGTACCGATGAGTTCAAGGGCCAGATTAGTTGAATACGTGCTCATATCTAATTACCTCACGCCGCGATCTGTGTCCAATTGGGGTTCTGCGACGTATTAATTCCTGTCCAACTCGGACTTTGTGTTGTTCCTATTCCCGTCCAATTCGGGTCTTGATTGGTGTCGATAATTCCCCAGACGTTGACGGAGCCAACCGCCCCGGTGGCCAACACCCCAGAGACTACAACATTTGACCCTGCAGATACAGAGACAGTTCCTACCGCCCCGGCAGCCGAGACCCCCGTGACGAACACCGTTATCTCAAGCAGGATATTGACCGTGCCGAGCGCCGTGGTGCCCTGTACGCCCGTGACCGAGAGGACTTGGTCCGTGACGACAGATACTGTCCCCACCGCTCCCGTAGCCACAACGCCCGTCACAGCCGCCACAGCAGCCGCTGCAACGATTACATCGCCAAGCTCACCCGTCCCGGCAAGCCCCGTAACAACCGCCGTAGCCGACGCTGCGACCGTAGCGGTACCAACCTGCCCTGTCCCGGCAACGCCGGTAACAGCAAGAACTTGGTCTGTCTTGACGAAGATGGTGCCCGTCTCGCCCGTCCCAGCAACCCCGGTAACCAGAGCCACCGCCGCTGCAGCCACCACAACATCGCCAAGCTCACCCGTCCCAGCAAGTCCCGTAACCGGGATGACTTGGTCTGTGACGACAAAGACAGTACCCGTCTGACCCGTAGCCTCAACGCCGTTTAGGACGACATTGGCGATACCAGAGACTACGACCGTCCCTACGGCACCTGAAGCCGAGACCCCGGTGACGGGGATGAGCGTAGACGCAGCAACGCTTACCGTGCCGACAAAACCTGTCGCGGTAAGATTACCAACACCCTCGCCCCAGCCTTGTTCGCCCCAGCCTACGCCAGAGGCGTTCCAACCGTCAAAGGCGACAATTACGCCTGCCACGGTCCTTTGCCTAACTTAATCAGGCGATACGAAGGATAGCAGTCGTCGAGGTCGCAGCCGGGAACTGGATGGTGAAGTTGCCCGCCGTCGAGGTCTTATCCCCGCCGAACGCCAGCACCGCAACAGTCTTGTTCGACTGAGTCGCGTTGTAGATCAACGCACCGTTTGAGGTGATGGTCGCGCTACTAAAAGTGACATCGTCGAAGTCAAGCCACGCGGTCGTGCTCGTGAAGGTCGGAGCCTGCGAGATCGTAAGCGTCAACCCCCCCGCCGTGTAGTTCGTGCCAGACGAGGAGACTTCGTTGGAAGTCGTATACGCCGTGGTCGAAGCATCGAGCGTGGCCGATGAGGTGTAAAGCGCGATCTTGAAGACATCCGCAGCACCCGAAGCACGGGTAGGCGCGGTACCAAAGTTGTGTGTCGCCGTCAAGATTTCAGTCTTGAAGGAAGTCGTCATAGCCTGAGTAATCGGCATCTCAATCTCCTAAACGCGAAGCCGCGTCACTAAAACCGTTTTTGTTCAAATACCGTCGCACATTCATCCGCTCGGACTCCTGCGCTTCTTGCAGGTACTTCACTAGTACCCGGTTCAGTTCTTCCTTCGTCTGTACGCGAAGGATGCGGGTTGTCGCCCGTTCAGCAATCTCTTCTGGGGTATAGCCCCGGTTCTCTGTCGTCTGGACAAAGACCTGACCAAGTTCCGTGTGTCCGTCCATCAAGTCACCTGTACCCGAGCCTGACCAGAACGATACGCATCCTGACGGTCCAGACCATCGCCCAGACGCTTGAGAAGCCCAAGGGCTTCCTGATACTTGGCATCGTAATTCTGCATCATATCACCCTCACCCTTGAGGTAGGTGTACGCCTCACGGAGCGAACCGTAGAGCAGTACCGTCTCGAAGTTCTCCCCAAGCCACGAGGTAGAGTTCGTGACGATGGAGGGCGGGTAGTAGAAGTAGTGCAGTTCTGCTGTGTAGTTGACGTTTGGGGTCGGCCCCAACAACATGGTCGCATTATCGAAAATGGCGTAGTAGGCAGGCTTACCTGTGCTGTTGGGCGGCGGATACGCAGCCCGGATGTAGTTCACATCTTTGTTCAGCAGGTACTCGTACTCGCCCGTAGTCGGGTCGATGACCGCCAAGGAGAACGTCGAGAGCCAATCCGAGGGCAGCGAGAAGTACTGAAAATTCTGCGTCATCGTGCCCGTGGCGTTCTTGCGAAGCGCCGGTATCTGCACAGAGTTGTAGATGCGCTCCTCAGCCAACTGCACAAACGTCGGGATATTGGCCACGAAGCTCTGCTCCGTGGACTCGCAGTAATCCTGAAGCAGCGTGGATAGCTGAGCGTAGTTCATCGTTACGGAGACCAGCCCGTCCGGACCTTACCGTTGAAGTCCAAGTTGATCTGCGAGACGAACTTAGTACCCTTCGTTGCGGCACCGGCACCTTTCATCTTCATGTGGGTGACGCCCTTGTTCACATCCTTTTCAGGATAGCCATTGCGACCCGTCGAGTCAGTGTTCGGCTTGATCTTGCTCATGTCCTTCATGTCACTTACCTCGGGCCAGATGAGCCGCGCACGGGGCTGCGCTGATTCATGACCTTAGCCATGCCGCGACCGTACTGCTTCATTTCGCTGTTGGTCTTGCCACCAGCACGCATCTTCTTCGTACCATGCATGGCACGCTCGTGCTTACCGACTTCTTCCTTTGCGACCTTACGCATACCGTTCTTCATCTCAATCTCCTAAGTCGTTACGACCGTTACAGTCCCTACTTCACCCGCCGGAGCGAGCGTATTAGGGGTCAACCCTACATCGTAGGAACTCGCCCCGCCAACCGGGTTCCAGCCCCACTGGATCATTCTACTACCGCCTGCGCCGTTATTGCCTTCTTCAAAGTAACTCAGGTCAGGTCTTGGGTTCCTAAGCGCCTGCGGGTCATCCACCGGGTAGAGGCCCAGCGACAACTGCGGCTGATCAGGCTCCCAGCACTCTGGGCAGACCAAGATGTTTACGTTCTTGGTCTTGATAACGAGGCTCTTCAATTGTCGCAATTTGTACCGAAAACCGCATCGGTCGCACTCCGCGATAGCATGTTTGCCACTTGCAAACCGATTTGGCATTAGTAGCCACCCAAGAAACTCTGGCGGGGCACAAACCGCACTGCCGCCTTCTCCCGGTCTTCCCCTGCCGCCAAGTCCCAAGCCTCGTCGTACTGGGCTTTCAGGATCTGTGTGCGGACATCTGCACCCGGAATCTTCATGGAGAGCATGTAGGCTAACCCCGCTACCAAGCAGGGCATAAACCGAAACGGGATATCCTGACCGTTAGAACCCACACCGGGATCAAACATCCGCACAAGGCGCGTGTAGACGAGCGTCCAAGTGGTCGTGTTATCAGGCTTCGGCCATACCGTGTACTGCGGGTACACGATGACGTTATCAGCACCCGTGGCTCCAGTACGCCGATTGATCCAGATCTGGATGGGGCGACCCGTCGCGTTCTTGTTTGGGATGGACAGGTAGGTCGAAGAGGAGATACGCGAGATGTTGATGTCCTGTTGATTTGTTCCCGTGCCTGTGCGGATCACATGGTCAAGCAGGTCAACCGTATCGACAGGAAGGTCATACGTGCCTTGGTTGTAGGTTAGGGTCTGCGTGCCCGTCTCAAGCGTCCAAAGGTTAATACCCCGGTTCGCCCAGTCCATGAACAACAAGGCAAGGCTGCGCTTAGAGGTACGGAAGTCATAGCCCGTACGCAACTCAGCCCCACAACGCTCAAAAGCCTCCTCAATGATCGTATTAAGATCAAGGTTGAACTCGGTTGTGGCTGTAGTTTTGTCGGCCATTTACATCCCTCGCCGTCTGTACGGCTTCACTTTTTCTTTAACACCTTTGGGCTGCGCGACGAACTGCTTGCCTTGGGCTTTACCCTTACGCTTGGCTGCGGTGGTACGGGCGTACTCAGCAGGGCTGAGAGCTTTAATCGCAGCCTCTGGAAGATACCTTTCGCCCGTGTCAGAAGATCGTTTACCACTTTTCGTTCTCCATTTCTGCTGCCCCCAAGCCTTGAGGGACTGTTGAGGAGCCTTCATCCGCGATACCCGCCGCCTTTGGCCTTATACTGCTTCGCCAGCAACTGTGCCTTGCGGGCGCTCCATTGCCCTGCGCCAGTACCCTGCACCGCACGAGA